GTTTAGAGCAGGTGGGGCCGGACGGTCGGCAGAGGTTCGTGGACGAAGTCTCCGCCCCGCTGCCGGGGGGCGAGCGGATCAAGGCGACACCAGCGCAGGTCGAAGACGAGGGCGAGGCATTCATGGCGGCGATGGCGATGGCGCAGCAGAGGAAGCAGGGGTAGGTCATGGCGCTTGGCCGGGAGACCGTCGGCACTGCCTACGTGCGCATCCTCGCCGACGGGTCGCGGCTCGACGAGTCCATCAAGCGCGAGATGCGCGACCACGGCGACACCATGAGCGGGATCGGCCAGGAAGGGGCCGAGGGGTACGCCGAGGGGTGGGAGGAGGAGTTCGACAAGGGGGCTTCCAGGCAGAAGTTGCGCGACGGCGTCAAGAACGCGCTGGCCAAGAACGACGGGGTCGACGCCTACCTGCACTCCCCGAAGTGGGAGGAGACCAAGACCCGTCTCCGCACCCAGTTCGGGGAGGCCGGTGAGGTTGCCGGAGCGAACTTGGCGGAGCGGCTGATCGAGTCGGCGAACTTCGAGGAGTTCAACGCCCGGGTCCGGAACCTGGTCCCCGAAATCTCCAGCGCCACCAAGGAGATCACCGAACGTGAGAAGAAGTGGGAGCGGGACTGGCGCAGCAATCTCGACAAGATCACCAACGCCACCGGCCGGTCGATCCGGGAGATCGAGTCCGACATGGACTCGTTGGCGAACAAGATCGACTCGGTCGGCCTGGCCATGCACCGGCAGTCCACCGACATCGACCGGGAATGGGTCCACACCTCGGAGACCATCCGCCGGGAGATGGACAAGACCGACAAGAAGACCGAGGGGTTCGTCGGGAAACTGGACGACGTAGGGGACGCGGTCGGCAGGGCGTTCGGCAAGGGGTCGCGGAACAACTTCATCAACTTCGTCGGCTCGTTCGTGGGGGGCCTCGCCCGCCTGCCAGCCGCCTTGGTCAAGGTGGGCCAGAAGGTCACCGACTTCGGCGAAAAGATGGCGACCACGTTCACCGATGCGGGTGGCGGGCTCGCCGGGATCGGAGCCGTCGCCGCGAAGATCGGCCCGCAACTTGCTGCCGCTGGGGCGGGGTTCGTCGCGCTCGCCGCGCTCGTCGGCATCGCCACCTCCGCGTTCTGGCTGCTGCTGGGCGCGGTGACCGCACTGATCTCGTCGATCACATTCGGGCTGATGGGGGCGCTGGCTCCGCTGGTCGGCATGATCGCCCCGATCTCCCTCGCCGTCGGCGCTCTCGCGGCCGCGCTGATCGGGATGGACGACAAGACCAAGAAGTTGATGAAGGAGGCCGTCAAGCCGCTGATCCAGGACCTGAAGGATCTTGGTGACGCCGCCCGACCCGGCATCCTGCGTGGACTGCAGAAGGCGGTGGAGAACCTCCACAAGCCGACCCAGCGGTTGGAGCCGGTTTTCGCCGCCGCCGGGAACGGGATCGGCCGGTTCGCCGACAAGTTCTCCGACGCCGTCACCGGTCCCGGGTTCACCATGTTCGTGAACGTGATGACCCGGCAACTGCCCCGCGAGTTGGGGATCCTCGGGAACGCGCTGGGCCACGTTTTCGACGGGTTCACCGGTGCCCTGGCCTCCCTGAACCGGAAGGGTGGACCGGTCGAACAGTTCCTCGGCTGGCTGAGCGGGATCACCCAGACCTTCGACGACTGGACCACCATGAAGGCGGTCGCGCCGAGCATCGACCTCGCCGGTGGGATCAAGACCCCGGCGGCGGCTCCTCAGACCGGGTTCGAGAAGTGGATGCAGGGGATCCAGGAGTCGGCGGACGCGCTGGAGGGTGTGCTGAGCCCGCTGTGGGACATCATCAGGCAGTTGATGAACGCCGGGAAGCCAGCCGGTGACTCGCTGATGGAGTCCCTGGGGAACACCCTGCAGGACCTAGCGGACTGGATGCAGGAACACCCCGACGACGTTCAACAGTGGATGTCGGACTCGGCGGACTTTGCCCGAGCACTCGGCGACCTGGCGCTGGCGTTCGGGGATTTGGCGGCCGCACTCGACACCCCCGGTGGCCGCAAGGCGGCGACGTTCCTGCTGAAGATGTCCGGGCTGACGCTCGGTGTGGCGGCGGGGTCGCTCGTGGGATTCGCGGCGGCGGTCGGGCTCGTCGCGAATATCGACTGGAACAAGTTGGGCAACGACATCGACGGCGCCTTCCGCAAGATCCGGGGTGCGCTCAGCGGGAAGATCGAGATTCCCGGCGGCCTCGGGATCGACTGGCGCGACGTCATCGGAGCCCCGTCCGCGATCCGCAGCCTGGCCCAGACGACGATCGTGAAGGCGTTCACCGGGCTGGCTGGGGTAGCCAGGAACGCCATCGGGAAGATGGACCTGTCCGGCATCGTCGGCGGTGTGGGCAAGGTGTTCCAGACGGTGGTCGGGCCGTTCCGGGGTTTGGCGAAGGACGCGCTGCTGCGGATCGGGACCTTCAACATCGCCGACATCATCGTCGGCCTGGGTGGTGTCGCCCGGCAGATTTTCAACGCCTTCCCGTCCGCCAACGAGATCCTGCACTCGATCGGCACCTTCAACATCATGGACGTGGTCGAGGGGCTCGCGAGCGTCGCCTCCAACATCTTCGGTGCGTTCCCGTCGGCCCAGGAGATCCTGAACTCGATCGGCCACATCGACCTGTCCTCGCTGCTGCACGGCTCGTTCACTCTGCCGGGTGGACACAAGATTTCGTATGCGGGTGGCGGTGTCGTGTTCGGTCCCCGGTTCGGTCTGATGGGCGAAGCCGGGCCGGAGGCGATCGTGCCGCTGGCCCGTCCGCTGCACCTGGTGGACCCGGCGGTGCGAGAACTGTCGGCGATCGCCCAGGGGCTGCAGAGCCCACGGATGGCGTCCGGCGGCGTGGTGGTGCCGCAGAAGGTGATCGACGTGGGTGGCATCAACATCATCACTCCGACCGTGGACCCGGCGGCGGTGGCGCAGGAGACGATCAACCGGCTGGTTGCGGTCGGCTACTGAGTTCAGTCGAACTGAATCGAAGGAGGGGCAGATGGCGTGGGACGGCTACTTCACGTACGCGGGCCAGGAGTTCATCAACGCCCCCCGCACCCAGGCGTACACCAGGCACGCCGGAGCAGGCTGGCTGAAGGGCTGCTACGGGGGAGACGACCTGGAGGTGATGCTCGGTGAGACCTACCGCAGCCCACTGTTGGACCCGGCCCCGTGGATGGACCCCGACGCCCCCGAGTCGTACGGCTTCTACGGGGTGTACCCGCTCGGGGTGACCGGGTTGGAGGACTCCACCCGAGTCGGCGCCGTGGTCGAGTCGATCTCCGACGGCGGCACCGTGAGCCGGATCAGGAACGCCACCCGTGCGGTGGTGTTCAACGTCGCCCTGGTCGGCGCCTCGGACTGTTCGGTCGACTACGGCATCCGTTGGCTGCGGCGGCTGTTGCTCGGCGCGGCCTGCGGGTCGCAGGCCAGCGAGTCCTGTTCGGGCAGTGACCTGTGCTACCTGTCGTGCGAGCCGATGCTGGACTGGGATCACGGCGGCTCCCTGCTCGACGCGCTGACCTGCCTCGACCCCTACGAACGGTCGTTGCGCCGGGTGGTGTTCAACACCGGCCCCACCGTCACCGCCAAGCAGTACACCACCGACGGCAGCGCCGTGTGGACGGCGACGTTCACGGCGGTCGCGGGGAACCCGTGGGAGTTCGGCATCGAGACCCCGATCGTGGAGCAGTTCGGCGCCGTCACCGACCCCTACGTCTGCGACCCGAAGGGGTTGGTCAACATGAACGGGCCGATCGTGGACGACTCGTCGTGCAGGCCGGTCGCCTACTTCCCGGTGTTCGACCCGTCCTGCCCCTCGTTCATCGAACCCCCAGCCCCACCCACGGTTCCCATCGGCTGCTACACGCCCCCGAAGAACTGGAAGCGCCGCCAGTTCACGATCCCCGAGGAGTTCATCCCGTTGTGGGGTGAGGTGGTGCCGAAGATCGAGGTCCACGCCCCGGCGACGGCCTCGGTGCGGAACCTGCGGCTGCGGTTCTACGCCGACGTGGACGGCGACAACAACATCAACGACGACCCGTGTGCCTACTGTGGCGACATCGTGGTCTCCTACGTCCCGGCCGGGGAGACCCTGGTCCTCGACGGGTCGGACCAACTGGTCTACGTCGAATCCGCCGGTGGTGAGGGGAAGCGCCGGGCCGATTCGCTGGTGTTCGCCACCGACGGCACCCCGTTCGAGTGGCCGGTGCTGTCCTGCGGATTCGGCTACATCGTCGCGATCGACACCCCGCAGTCGGGGGTCCTGCCGATGATCGACCTGTCGCTGTACGCCAGGGCGGCCTGATGGCGAAGAAGACGACTCCGTCTCCGCCGTCCGACGTCAAGATCGAAGGCGAGGACGCCGTCGCTGAGATGGCCACCAAGTCGATGGGTCGGGTCACGATCAGCGCCGTCATCGACGACCCCACCCAGGGTCAGCCGGTGAAGTTGAAGATTCAGTATTCGTCGAACGACTTCAAGGCGGGCACGGTCAAGACGCTGGACTCGCCCGAGGGGTTCGGGAAGCAGGCCCGGCGGTCTCGCATCGAGATGCCGAACCTGAAGGTCAACACCTTGTACAAGGTTCGGTTGTGGACGATCGCGAAGGCCAACACCAACCAGGTGTCGAAGGACTACACGTCGGCGTCGTTCTGGACGGACCGGCCGCCGACCGTCGAACTGGTAACTCCGGCCGAGAACTCCGAGTACGACGAGAGCCAGGTCATCCTGTTCGACTGGAAGTTCCTGGACGCCGACGAGCCGCAGAGCCCCAAGCAGAGCGCCTACCAGGTGCGGTATCGGACCGAGACCGGCGCCTGGTTGTACCTGCCCGCCACCGGGGTGCAGGACGGCAAGGGCGGCAAGGACACGTTCCGGTCCCTCAGCGCCGACCTGCTGGTCGCCAACACCACCTACTACTGGTCGGTGCGAGCCCGGGACGAACAAGGGCTGTGGTCGGACTGGCCGTTCGCCCAGTCGTTCTTCATCCGGGGTGTGTCGTCGCCTCCGACCTTGGTGTCCCCGGTCGGTGGGATCGGCCATGCCGTGATGGTCGGTATCGGCACCATCGTCCGGTTCTCCTGGAAGTTCCGGGACCCCGACCCGACGAACAGGCAGACCCAGGCGGACCTCCGGTGGCGGGTGGTCGGCACCGGAGAGGTCGGCGACACCGGCGACGTGGGCTGGGTCACCCAGATCGGCACCGGAGTCACCCCCGGCAGCAAGATGCAGTGGGACATCGACGGCGGCTACTTCGCACCCGGCTTCCTCTACGAGTGGCAGGTCCGCACCTACGACGCCAAGGCGACGGGGGTGCCGTCCGGCTGGTCCCAGTCGGGCACGTTCGTGTCGGCGGTGGTGCCCGGGTCGGGGAACACCGACCCGCCGTTGTCGGAGGAAACCGACCCGTTGGGGGAACTGGGGTGCGGCCATCACCGGGTGTTCGTCTACGACCGGGGCGGGCGAGTTCTGCGGGGTGAGATCAAGCCACTGACACGGGTGCAGTGGGGTCGCAAACGCGACGACATCGGGAACTGTCTGATCACCACCAACGGGTTCGACCAGGACTGCTGCGTGCTGCTCGGCGACCTCCAGTCGTGGGCGCACGAACTGGTGGTGTTCCGAGACGGGATCCGGGTGTTCGAGGGGCCGATTACACGAATCACGTACACCTCCGACAACGTCGAGGTCGAGGCCAAGGACGTGATGGCCTACCTGTACCGCCGGGTGATGCGGCAGGGCTACAACGACGCCTACCGGCGGATCGACCTGACCCCGCTGACCCCACCCGCTCCGGTCGGGCAGCCAGGCGGTGGGCCGTACACGATCATCGGCTCGAACACGGTGGTGGAGCGGGCGTTGCAGATCACCCTGAACGCGCTCGCCTACAAGGACCCCAACGTCCTGCAGTACGTGACCGCGATCACCTACGCCGACGACGCCACCGAGAACCGGATCGTGCCCGACGTGTCCCGGTCCGCGTGGGAGGAGATCGACGACCTAGCCGCTACCGCCGGGCTGGACTACACCACCGTCGGTCGCCGGATCCTCTACTGGGACACGCACCGCACCATCGGCCGGTTGCCGGAGATGCGGGACGGCGACTTCTCCGACCCGGTGATCGTCACCGAGTACGGGATGCAGTTGGCGAACTGGTACGCGGTCACCAACAACAACGGGGTCGCCGGGATCGCCTACCCCGCCGGGCACGACCAGGTGACCTGGGACGAACGGTACGGGCCGGTGGAGATGGTGTCGTCGGCGTACGGCGAACAAGAGGGCGCGAACGTGTCCACCGAGGCGCTGACCCCGGCTCAGCGGGATGCGTTGGTCCAGTCGTTCACCCGGCAGGCCAAACGCGGTATCTCGAACCGGTGGCCGACCCCGGTGGTGGTCCGGGTCCCCGACAACTCCACCCTCAACCCGCAGGTCAACCTCGGGATCAACCAGTTGGTGCCGGGGGTGTGGATTCCGCTGCGGGCCACCCTGACCTGTCGGAAACTCGCCCAGTGGCAGAAGTTGGATTCGGTCGACGTGGAGGAGGCCGAGGGGGTCGAGTCGGTCCGGGTCACCATGTCCCCGGCACCGCACGGCGGCGACGACGACCCCGACCTGACCGGCGACGTGGACGCGACCTGACAGGAGGCTGAGCGTGGCGGTTCAGAACAGTTGGCGTCCGACGATCGACTTCAACGACTGGATGCGGGACATCGAGAAGCGGTTGATGCACGAGGAGCGGCGACCCTCGGTGCGTCCGGCGTTCGACGTGGTCGGTCCCGGGATCAGCACCTACAGCCAGCAGGTCGAGGACTGGAACTCCGACGGACCGGTCGTGAACGGGTTCTTCTACTCGACGGCCGATCAGGTGGTCAACTCCCCGGACGACACCCGCAAGTGGATGGGGTTGGTCCAGGCCAACGCACTCGGTCAGGGTCTGCAGCGTGTCTGGGAGTACATCGACAGCGCCGACGACCCCGACCCGGACCCGGCGCTGTTCACCCGGTCGTTCGTGACCAACGACGACGGCACCCGCACCTACTCGCTGTGGCTGCAGAGCGGCACCGGTGGTGGCGGTGGACAGCCGACCGGTCCGGCGGGTGGCGACTTGACTGGGACCTACCCGAACCCGACCATCGCGCCCGCCACGAAGTCGGGGATGATGCTGGACGTTGCCGAGGAGGGCGGCGTCATCCAGGCCGACGCCACCAAGATCAACTTCATCGGCACCGGGGTCACCGCAGCCAGCGACGGAAGCGGTGGCGCCACCGTGACCATCGTCGGTGGCGGTGGTGCCCCGACCGGTCCCGCCGGGGGCGACCTGACCGGCAACTACCCGAGCCCGATCATCGCCAACAACGCGGTCACAGCGGTGAAGATCGCCGACAACGCGGTCTCGTCGGCGAAGATCATCGACGGGGCGGTCACGTCGGCGAAGATCCTCGACGGCACCATCACCGACGCCGACGTGGCGACAGCCAACAAGGACGGCACCGCCGCGACCCCGTCGATGCGGACCCTCGGCACCGGGGCACAGCAGGCGGCTGCGGGTAACGACGCCCGGTTCTCCGACTCGCGGCCCCCGTCCGGCGCGGCCGGTGGGGACCTCACCGGCACCTACCCGAACCCGACGATCGGTGTCGGGAAGGTGACCAGTGCCGCGATCCTGGACGGCACGATCACCGACACCGACGTGGCAACGGCGAACAAGGACGGGGCTGCCGGTACTCCGTCGATGCGGACGTTGGGGACCGGGGCGCAGCAGGCGGCACCCGGCACCCAGGCGTTCTCCACACACAAGTTCGCCGGGAGCCTGCCCGCCTTGACGGTGAACACCTGGACCACGCTCACCCACAACCTGAACACCGCCGACACCCACGTCATGTTCTTCGAGGGAGGAACCGAGATCGTGCTCGACTACCGAGCCAAGACCGGGGACGCCAACAGCATCGAGGTCCGCTCCGACGTGGCCGCTACCGCCGCGCAGTACCGGGCGGTGATCCTCGGATGAGCGGCATCTTCTCGGTCGCGGCCCGGATGAAGCAACTGGT